AAAGTGTCGCACACTTTGTAAATCTTTTCCGTGAGTCTTCTGGTCAATCTACTACTGACACTAAGAAAAAGGTTGTAAAACAAGAACTTGAAGCTCAGATTCAACCTTCTAAAAGTGCGTCTTCTAACACACCTGTGGCACCCGCAGGGAAAACATACACGAACGATCAAGTTCGCAACATGTTCTTACGGGTTACGCAGTTGAACAAGACGGGCAAACTTGACGAAGCACGTAAACTTGAAGCTGAAATTGATGCCGCATATATGCAAGGGCGTGTAAGCGGATAACCAACTTTGTAAAGGAGGCCGACAATGGCTGTTTTTCCAACTACTGGTGCTTTTACCACCAGCCCCGAGTACACCGGCTCGTTTATCCCTACCTTATGGTCTGGAAAACTTCTTGCCAAATTCTATCAAAACACCATGCTGTCAGAGATTTGTAACACTGACTACGAAGGTGAGCTGAAGAATCAAGGCGATACCATCCGTATCCGCACTGCGCCTTCAATCACCATCAATGACTACGCTGGTGCTGGCACTACCCTGTCAACTGAAGTACCTGCGCCTATCTACCAAGATATGCAGGTCAACAAGGCTAAGTACTTTAGCGTACAGACTAACGACATCCTCGCGCAGCAGGCTGACATGGATCTTATGAACATGTTCACCGAAGACGCTGCTAAGCAGATGAAGATTAATATTGAAGATGAAGTTTTCTTTAATGCCTTTGTCACTGAGGGTCCAGCCGCTGCTAACGAAGGTCTCACCGCAGGTGCGTTGTCTGCATCCTACGACCTTGGTACTGACAACGACGCTATTGATACTTCAACCGCCAACAATTTGTTGGACACCATCCTTCGCATGTCTGCTGCTCTGGATGAGCAGAACGTCCCCGAAGATGGTCGTTGGTTGATCTTGACGCCTTTTGATCGTCAAGTTTTGATGCGTTCTAATATCGCGCAGGCGTACTTCTCAGGTGACTCTTCAAGCATTATCCGCACCGGCAAGATCGGTATGTTGGATCGCTTTACTGTGTACGTGTCTAACTTGTTGCCTCGCGGTGCAGCAGGCAAAGCATTGGTATCTGGTCTTACTGACCCCGCTACTGGCGCTACTGACGCTGACGCTGTTGCTCGTCGTACGATGATTGCTGGTACTAAGCACGCTGTATCGTTCGCTATGACAATCAGCAAGACTGAGCCTCTGCGTAACCAGACTGACTTCGGCGACATCGTTCGTGGTCTGGCTGTTTACGGTCGCAAAGTTGTTAAGCCTGATGCATTGGTAGTAGCTCAACTAGCTTAATTGCTACACTTATGAGGAGGCCATTCGGCCTCCTCTTTTTATAATAGGAGTAATTTATGACGCCAGAAGAGCTATGTAAAAAACTAGGTGGCACTAAGTCACTTAATCGCATGAAAGCGCACGTAAACGGAAAATTAACCATAATTGCCCGACTTAACGGCCACACTTATGAGTTTACAGATGAAGGCGCGGCTCAAGCAGCTAAATTAAACGCGGAGTCTACCGTCGGCTTAGGCTCGGTAGAAGAAAAAACCAAAGTTAAGCGTAAGCTAAGAACACCCAAAGTAGAAGCGGACCCAGAACCTCAAGCGCCGTTATTTACCTTGCCTGAAGAAGAGTAACGCGGTATCTTCTGTACTGTGTGTGGGTGGGCATAAGCTATGAAAGCTGTCAGTGAATTTTTCTCAAGAGTTATACCTATGGCTACGGGGTGCCCAGAGCCAGTTGCTGAGCAGGCTATTGTTGACTCCGCCATAGATTTTTGTGAGAAAACTTTAGCTCTTCGATACCAATCTGACGCTTTGTTTGCCGTTAGTGGAATAAGCACTTACGACATAGAAGTGCCCACGTACCACGCTCTTAGCCGGATTATCCACGCAAAAATAGGCGATCAAGAGCTTCAAGCTATGCCCGTAGAGCAATTGCCCACGGAACGAGATTATTCAGCCCAACCAGTAAAGTTTTACGTTACGCAAGGGCAGTTTGAGCGTCAGCTTAATCTGTACCCTACGCCAGACGCTTCATACACTGTAAATATGACGTTGGCTATTCGTCCACTGAGGGGTACTGGGTATCTGGCGGACGATCTGTTTGATTATTGGTTAGAACCCGTTGTGGCTGGCACGTTGATGCGGCTTAAAGCTATTCCAGACCAGCCTTTTAGTGACCCGGCCGGATCAATTTACTATGGACAGCGCTTCGGCGCTTTGTGTAATAACGCTAGAGTCGAGGGCAACATAGGTAGGGTAGTAGGCTCTATGCAAACTAAGCCCCGACCTTTTTTGTGAGGTGACACATGGCTATTTTAGCTAGAGAAATACTGACGCGGTGCGTTGACACATTGCAAGACAGTACTAACGTACGCTGGCCTTTAGCGGAACTAACTCGTTACCTCAACGATGGTCAGCGTGAAGTCGCGTTGTATAGACCCGATGCTACTGTTGCAACTGCTGATGTAACGCTTGCGGCAGGCTCGCTTCAATCACTACCTGCAAACGGTACTAAATTGATTGAGATAGTCCGTAATAAAACGGTCAGTAACAAAAGCGCTGTACGGCTGGTTAATCGTGAAATCCTTGATGCTCAACAACCGGGCTGGCACGGGCTCGCTGGCGACAACGTAATTAAGCACTATATGTACGATGCCCGTAACCCACTAGAGTTTTACGTGTATCCGCCAGCTACTACTAGCGCAATTTTAGAAGTTGTGTACTCTAAGTATCCTACTGATGTTACTGTACCCGGCGCTGGCGCTGAGTTAGTTGATATAACTGATACTATTGATGTACCAGACATATACGCTAATGTGCTACAAGACTACGTTTTGTACAGAGCCTACAGCAAAGATGCAGAGTACGCTGGTAATGCACAGCGAGCGCAGGCGCACTATACGGTATTCGCTAGCGCACTAGGTATCGAGATACAAGGTACAATACAAGTTGCTCCTAATCCTGTAGCTAACCCCAATGCCCCTGTGCGCGTTACAGCGCAGTAATGTTTGAGGTAGTGTTTAATGGCCTATTCACAGACAATTAACTTGGTCGTAGGGGACACGCTCCCAGAGCTTACTATTACCCTTAAAGACAGCAATAAAGCGGCTGTTGGCGCTACATTAGACCCAGAAGATTCTGATACATGGCGACCAATAGACCTTACGGGTGCTACGGTAAGACTACGTATTCGTGAATTAGGCTCGACCACAGTAAAAAGCACGCTCACTTGTACTATAGCTGACGCAGCGGCTGGCGAAGTAACTACTAACTTCCCTACGGGAACTCTCGATGAGGCGGGTACTTTCGAGGCAGAAGTGGAAATGACAGCTGCTGGCGGCGGTATCCAGACTGTAAATGATCTCATAAAGCTGAAAGTCAGAGATGATTTTGACTGATGATACGAGCGCTTGTATCTTACACAAACGTAAGTGCATCGGTTACTTATGTTGAGCAGGCGAATCTTACCCTTGCTCAGCCAAAACTTGCCACATCTTCAACTTGGGCCAAGATAACTAGCTCCGTAAATTGGGCTAATCCTGTATCTTTAGCGACTTGGAGTAATGCAACTGCATTACTCGACTGGCAGCGTTTATCGTTTGGTAACGTAGTCCTAAATCCGTCTACACTTAATAGGTACTTATCAGATAATTTAGCTTTAACTGATGAGTTAGTAATAGAGTTAGTTGAAGTTTACGTACGCAGTTTTTCCGATACTTATACTTTTGTAGATACTACTACGCACAGCGTAGATAAAGGGCAGTATGAACCCGTATCTATAGCCGACTCTTTGATTTTGTACTTTACTTACAACAGAACTTTTAACGACGCGTTTACTCTAGACGACCTAGCCAATGTGGGCGATTTTGTCAAAGATACCGTTTTTGACAAAGATAATATAACCTCTGTAACGGATAATATAGTAGTATCTGTCAGCGCTGAGCAGTTCAGTTTGTTTAACAAAGACGTGTTTAACATGTTTAAATTTAACGAGTAGAGGAAGTACCTATGCTAGTAGAAAACTTGAAGATGACTGGCAAGCTGTCTATGGCCGTTAACGACGAAGTTGTGCAAGAAGTCAATAATCTTGTTGTTACAACTGGCAAAAACTATGTCGCTAGTCGTATGAAAGACGCTACAGTTACAGCTATGTCGCACATGGCAATTGGTACGGATAGCACAGCGGCGGCGGTAGGAAACACCGCACTCGGTTCTGAGTCTGCGCGCACTACTTTCTCATCTACACCCACAGTAACTGGTAACGAGATTGTTTACGCAGCTACTTTTGGTGCTGGCACTGGTACGGGCGCTATTACCGAAGCTGGACTGTTTAACGCTTCTAGTGGAGGCACTATGCTTTGTCGTACCGTATTTAGCGTGGTTAACAAAGGCGCTTCCGACTCAATGACTATTACTTGGACTGTAACAGTATCCTAAATTAGTCATATTGGAGGTGGTCACTAATGGCCGTTAAGTTTAGCAATAACGCAACTTCGACGCTAACGTCTGGGATTACTAGTACTGCTACTAGTCTCTCAGTAGCTAGTGCGGCCTCTTTTCCTACTTTGGGAGCAGGCGACTACACCTATGTAACAATAATCGACAGCAGTAACTCAGGTAATTTTGAAATAGTAAAAGTTACTGCTATTTCTGGTACCACTTTTACTATTGTTAGGGCGCAGCAGGACACAATTGCTAAAGCGTTTGCTAGCGGCGATAAAGTAGACTTACGCATTACAGCCGGGCTTATTGAAGAGGCTATAGGTCAAACTGTTACAGAAGTAGACACGTTAGATAGCGTAACTGGCCGTGGCAACACTACGACCAACAATATAACTGTAGGCGACATTGTAGCCGACCAGATACAGCTAACGGGTGGGACGGGTTCACAAGGCACTGTATCGTGGAACACCGATGAAGAAACGCTAGACGTTATCCAGAACGGTGCCGTATTGCAGGTCGGCCAAGAGGTTCACTACCACGTTAGAAATAACACAGCTTCTCAGATAGATAACGGCACTCCCGTTATGGTTACCGGTACTATAGGTTCGTCTGCCCGGTTGACTGTAGCGCCAATGGACGCGACTGATACTGCTAACGATATGTATTACATAGGTTTAGCAACAGAGGATATAGCCGCAGATTCAGATGGTAAGGTAACTCACTTTGGTAAAGTCCGGGGGATGGATACTTCTGGGTACTCCGAAGGAGCTATATTGTGGCTTAGTACAACTACGGTGGGTGCGTTTACCACAACCGAGCCAACAGCAGGGATCAAGATTCCCGCTGCTATAGTAATAAACTCCCACGCATCTGTAGGTACAGTTTTCTGTCGATTTCAAGGGTCGTACGGGCTGCATGATCTGCACGATACGCAACTTGTCTCAAATGCAGACAACGATGTTTTGGCCTATGACTCTGCCAGCAGTTCGTGGAAAAACCAATCAG